CTTGTACTCTATCAGAACCTACAACAAACATAGCATCATCATATCCTTCTGTCTGCAACTCTTGTAATATTGCCACTGGATCTTTAGGTCCTGACCTAAAATGCTTGGCAAAACTAGGAAACATTTTTTTAGCATAATATAGTTTTCTGTCGGGGTCTAATGGGTTAGATCCTTTACTATCCACCGATTGTGAGAGATATATGAACCAGTCACACCCCTTGGCAGTGTTCTTTACTGCCTTAAAATTTTCCGCGTGACCCACAGTTGGCGGTTGAAACCTACCAAAGGTAAAATACACGCATTTATAGTCAACTATTTCCATGACTTTGCTAGGGTGAAGTTAATGTAAGAGAACTCAATTCTATTTACGAGTTTGATCATATCTCCGTTGTGGTGTAGAACATAACCTTCTGGATTAGTTACCTTATAACCCTTATCAGTCTGTACATATGTTTTAAAAGTTTCTAGATGATCTAATTGTGACATGACTAGATCCTTACACTCTATAATTTTTGTGTATAGTGTAAGCATAGCGACAAAGTTTTGTTCATTCTTCTCCAAATATTCTATTCCATCATACATCTGCTTCCTTCTCTCCATTATTGTTTTATCTGACTTTAACTTATCAATAACTGCCATCATTTTTTCATGATAAAATTTACCTAATGCTTTGAGTGTTGTTTGTGCATTACCTATAGATCTACCACCACGTATTTCAGCATTGAAGAACTGTTTTAAATATGATGCTACATGAAATTTTTTGTCACCTGTGGTTCCCATATTATCTACTAGATGATCTAAAAAAACCTCAGATTTTTTACACATACTCTCAACAATTGATACATTTTGTTCAAACTTACTTAAGGTAGATCTATCAACAGATATATCATCCATAGGTGTATCATTTTCTACTAGAAAAACTTCAGATGTAGATTTCATTCTAGGTGCACCTGCCTTTGCTGTCATGGTAGCGACTTCAGTACCTGTGTATGATGTATGAAATACTATACCAATTTTCGCAGTTTTTATTTGTTGACCTAGTGGATGATCTGTAGGTATGCCATATGTAATAGCATTTGGTTTAAAAGTATATAATTTCTCACCATCAATCTCTTCTGTCTTTACATCAGAGGTGAATAATAAATCACCTTGACATACTGTACCCATATTTAAGGAAGGAAAGTATTGAATACACATTTTTAACTTTGATTTTAAGTCAGGACTAGCATCACCATAATGTATATCAACATCGTTTTGAGTGTAACAAATTTTAGGATCTGTTTTATTAAAAACTGACTTAGTTCCCACAAAAAACATGCCATTTACAGGATGTTTGCCACATACAACTGATGGTGCACCATCCCATTTAGTTTGCATATAACCACTACTAGGTTTCTTACCCAACATGCGTAATAATTCTTGCATAGCAGATACTGATGCCATACAACCCGCAGATCCATGGTTTAGTATCTCATCTTCTATGTGTTCTAAGTGCTTAAGTTGAGTTACATTTGCCATTAACTTGTTTTTAAAAATGGTGCGGATAAAGTATGCTGAGATGTAGCATATTGTGCAATTAATTTTGATACTTTATTCTGTTCAGCAGGACTCATACTTATCATTGCATCAATTAATAACATACCCATGTATTTTGAGAATACCCACTGTCCTTTATGCCTTGTTCTGTTGTAATGGTACTCAACAAGTTCTGCATTTATATCTGGAACCTCATAATTAGCGGGTTTGTTAGGGTTTTTCTGACCACTTACATATTCTTTCACTGTTGATTTATTTGCTAACGATACAAAATCATCAGTTAATTGACCACCTCTTGCTTTTGATTTTATAGTCTGAAAATCTGCATCTGTATATAATGGTGAACCTGTAACTTCTTCTATAATTTTACTGTACACACCTCCACCTATTTTACCATGCTTTGCTGCTGTTCCTATTGCTTCTCCCTGCCATGTTAGATCACTTCCACCAGATGTATCACGAAATTGTATCTCTATAGGTATGCCACCTGATGTATACATCCAAACATCTAATGACTCAAAAGATTTTGACCATATTCCTTTAAATTTTGCTGTGGGTCTAGTCTTTGTGTAGTTCATTGCCGATAAATTTATCGAAGAAGACGCTGCTTTTTTTAAAGAAATACCAAATAGTATCTTCTTGTCTATCATTTCTTTTAGATAAGAGTTATATGATTGAAAACTAGTTGCTGCAGTCAATTCATCTTTAGTGACGCTACACTCACATGCCCAGATATCAGCGGGTGACCACTTGTTTAGGTTAGCAAATGGAGGATGGTCATAATAGTCTGTATCGTTATTAATTTTCTTAAAATGATCGTTGAGCATAGCAACAAATTTACCACCTCTATGCCATTTAAAACCATTTACCTTACCAAACTCTTTCCATAACCTATTAGCAGTCTTAGTTATTGATATAATCCATGCTTCATTGTTATCAAGATAGTCTTTAATATCATCTAAAGTTTTATCAGTATCTACTAGACTTGAAACTGAAGCAAAATCAGAATCAGATGGCATATCTGTCAAATCTCTGCCACCTTTAAATCTAACTGCACTAAACCATGCAACTGCACTCTCTGCTAACGCTGTCTCTCTTGCTCCTGCACCAGATCCACCAGAAGATCCAAACATATCTGTTTTTTCTAGAGCAGAAAGTCCTATGTTTTCTGACTTACCATTTCGTACTGCCTGTAAAGGTGTTTTTCTACTGAATATTGGTTCTAATCTTGCCTGTGCAGGACTATCTCTACCAACAACTTGCCCTGCCTCTTCTAGTAATTTATCTAACCCCGCAACTCCTATAGTTATTACTGCTTTACCACCTTTTGACAACTGAATAGGTGTGCCTTTCTTTATTACATCTGCTAAAACTGCAGCACGTGATACTCCGACACCTGTTCTGTCGGGTTCAGCTAGATCTCGTAGTGATAAGTTTGCCATATGCTTATATTATAGCATATATTATTTAGAACTGCTTCCAATACTGGGGTGATAGTAGTCCACTTTCTGTATCGGTTCTATGTTTTAAGGTCAAAACGATGTCACCAGCCAGACTAATTCTTCTATGTTTTCTGGGTTCAGAAGAAGTATAATGTTCAAGAGAACCAGGAAACATAATGAGATGCTCAGACCGTGGTTTGATACCATACGTATCGGTGTTGTAAAGATTCTGTTCATTTGCAAATTTGAATACGTCTCCGAATAGTTCATTACTATTCTTTTTATGAAGTAACAGTGGATCACCAGATGCCTGTATGTAATACACATATGATATGTGTGAGCAGGAGTGGTAATGCATTGGAAATGTTTGACCAGGATCACATATAGTGAACCAAGTCTTGACAAAATTTATCTGAAATTCTTTTTTGTCTATGTTAAAGTGCTTTAGGTACTCAATAACTGACTTCTTTATCTCTCTGAAGAAAGGTGCTAGTCTAGTGTCCTGATGTATCAAAACTTTACCATTCAATTCACCTGTTATTTTACCTGTAGAATTGTCAAACTTACCATCCTCAAAACTTTTGTAGAGAGATGGTAAAAATCCTGATATTTTCTTCTCATATATTGAGAGAGGAAATATCTGATGAACATTAAAGGTCGTCTGCTGCACGGTTTTCAGAGTCATTGATATCAAAACTACCGCCAGGATATCTTTTCTCTAGTTTTTTAATATTACGTTCAATTACTTCATCAAAACTGATGTCTAATGCCATACATGCCTGTGCTACGTACCACATAACGTCACCCAACTCAATAATAAGATGTTCTCTATTGTCGCTAGTCCAAGGTTTACCTTGAAATACCATCTTCTTAACGATCTCCAAGAACTCTCCGCTTTCAGCAGACATGCCAACAGCAGCAGTGGTAAGACGTTCAATATTGGCACCCTTTCTATCAAGTTCAACCAGACGATCAGCAAGATAGACAAAATCTTTAGAACTATCGGATGTGACAGCATCAACAAATTTTTCGTAACGTTTAAAATCTACAGTCATTTTCACTCTCCAAGACGATGAATAACAGGTTTTTCGTGTAGTAGTATTTTATATAGCAAACTATTTTCTGCACAAGATACAGGTTTGAATTCTTCTGATGCGTTGAATCCTTTGTATCTTTTTGCTTGATTAATTACTATAGATCCCTCCTCTCCAGACACAGATCTGTGCCAAGTTTTTGCAGGGATAATAAGTGCACCGCTATGCACATCTAATTTTACTATATGATATGGATATTTCCAAGTATTGTTAACTAACTCAAACGTTCTCTCTCCTGATACCACACGATTGTAGTCATCTTGGTACTCATGTATGTAAAATTGTTTTGCTCCTACTGCATCATCAGGAGGTGATATAGCAGCACCAGTATGTACTACTAAATCTGATGCATTTGACTCATCAACTGATATATCATAGAAGATTACATCTTCTGTCTCACGAAACACTCGGTGTTTCTTGAACTGAATGTCACTCATACTTTTAATTGTGCAAATTTTTCAGATAGATTATCTTTAGACTCCATCTGAATATCTTGATTGGCATCTGTAATGCCTTGTTGTGCTGATTGCTCTACATCATATAGTCTCATCTTTGCACGATCAATCCCTACAACAAACCTCTTGTTAATAGTAGGATCGTTGTATCTATTCTTGAGTTGCTTGACCATTATTTGATTGATCTC